GTTCTTGGTTCGTATATACTTGTGTTTATCAGTCTCATTAAACTTCTAACAGATGACATTAATTTTAGATACTCATCAGATTTTACTCCGTCATTTTGCCCCCTCCAATCATCGCCATCAATTTTTGATTCTAGATCTTCTATAGCTTCATTTATTTTTCCTATTTCACTTGGGGGTGCAAACCCAGCAAAGGCCCTCGCACGATCTAAATATGAATTTAAATCTAGTTCAGCTTGATCTTGAGTTTGTGGTGTGTCTCCTCTTTTTGTAGGTAAGTCAGATAATGACCCCATGAAATCACTTGTTATCTCATCTATAGCCGCCTCACGGGATTCCCTGTCTTTTAATCCTTGTCGCTTGTCTAAATCTGCTTTCCTTGCTTTTGCATAATCTTTAAGATTTTCAGTCAATCCCTTTACTCCTTTACGATTTAAATCAGGTACAAAGCCTATAGGGGCTCCTTGATTAATTAACATACTGGTTATCGCTTGCCTTGAAGCCTCTGCTCTATCTTGTCTTTGTTGGGCTATCCGAATATCAGATCCTACGTTCTGTAGAAGATTCTGTATAGCAGTTGTTGATCCTTGAGATAACTCTGGGTTGTCTGCAATAAACTGCGTTACTTCATTTTCAATTTTTTGTCTTGTTTGTATCCCTTTAACATCTTGTTCTTCTTGGCTTAGTCCTAAAGATTCTTGTTGTGATTTTGCGATATCTGTTAGTTTTGTGCCAATAAAATCGCTAACTATTGCCTCGTTCGACAACTGTAGACCTTTTTTAATTTGTGCGTCTTGAGCGTCTATTAAAGTAGTTTTTCCTAACTCTATAATTTGCTTATTCCTCTCGATGTCTTGTCTAGCTTTCTGTATACCAAACTTTTGATTTTTAAGATTAAAATCTCTTTGAGCTTCTGCGTCTAACTCTTTACCTGCATCTAAGAAATCTTGGCTAAACATCTGGCGAATACCTTCTTTGTCTTCCGCAGATAAATTAGCCGCCTGCACATCTTGGAACCACTGCCTTCTCAAAGGCTTCAGATCTTTAGCAAACTTTAAACCTCCACTTGCATAAGCAGCTTTAATTTCTTCCCCCCTATTAATAAGGTTTCTAGACTCTGGGGTAGATATGTTAGGCTCCATCAAACGAAGCTGTTCTCCTTTCATTAACATCTGTCTACCTTCAGGTGTGAACTTACCTCCGAGCCTACGAGCAGCTACTCTGAACTTAGCAGACCGTGGCCCGACTGATCTTTTTCTCGAACCCGATGCCCCGAAAGGTTGTACTGTTGATAGTAAATCTTCTAAGCTCATAAATTTTATTTGTTATCTTCTTTGAGTTTTTTAGCTTCCTTACGAGCAGTGTTCCTTTGCCTCATAGCAAGTTGTCTTTTTCCACTCGTTGTAAGATAAGTAGCCTTACCTAAAGCTGTATTCCGACCCAATGGTTCAGTAAAAGCTTGATCACGAGCAGCTTGCCTTAGAGTTTCAAGGTCTTCACGTTTTAAATTAGTTGGCCTAAACCGACCTCCTTTTGCCCGCATTGCCGTTACTCTTTTATTTCGGGCTGCTATTTGTTCTTCATACCTTTTTTTATTTGCTCTTTTTCTGGCGGCCCTCCTATCCGCTATACCCATGAGTACGACGTTCCTATCAGGTTGATCTTCTGGACGGGGCTTCTGTATACCTAAAGGTTTTATCGTACCCTCATACCCCATTTCTGGGTCGTTAGTACCAATCCTTCTTGTTGCGGATCTACCTCTACCTACAATTTCTGCGTCCGAAGGAATAGGTGTCGCTGCGTTTCTTCCAACATCTAAAGCATAATCTTCAAACCTTTTGTCAGTAGCAATGTCTGAAGCACCAACTGATCGTGTTCCGCCTTTACCAATTGGGAATAAAACATTCTCCGATTCAGGGTTTGTTCTAACAGAAGTGTTTTCCATACCTTCTAAAAACTTAGTTGAGCTCAAAGGATTAGAAGGGTCATAGTTTTTCTTCTTCCTTCTTTTGCTATTTCCACGTAAGAATTTAAATAAATCTAGAGCCATATTAGTAAAATATTATTAAATTTTAAAAGAGTCTTAATAATTTAATTTGTTGTCACGTAAAGTCAAAAGATCATTTTAAGGGGGTACCCCCTTTATATATAACTTTCTTTAGAAGATCACGCACTTTCTACTGTACAGTAGAAACAGCGTGCATCGTATATTAAAGTTTACAGGTACCCCTCCCCCCTTATGTGCCTGCTATCTGCGAAGTTTGTAATATATTAGTCAAACTCTTCATAGATTTTGTTGGCCCTGATCTCCCGCCTACTTGATTCTTAGGGGGTTCTGAAGCAACGAGCCCAAGTCTTTGGCGAGCAACATCAATACACAGAAAAGCAGCATCAGCGATATCTGGTGATTTTCCTAATCTTGATTTGAAGTCTGGCTTGGTTTCTACTTTCATTTTTAACGAACCTGACTTATACATATCAAAACGTCGGCCTGTCATTTCAGCCGCTAATTCATTAGATATGCCAAATAATTGTCTAGTTCTTATTAACTCCTTACCTGCAAACCATAATTCACTGCACCTGTTAGCGTAAAGTTCTGTACCTATAAGCTTAGAATTTACTGAAACTTTCTTCTCTGATGGCTTTCCACCAAATGACACTCTTAAAATATTTGAAAGGCCTTCTGCTTCGATTATGTCGCAGAAAGGATTACCAGCACCAGTCGAGTCAACCGCAAGATTCGACGGATCAATCTTCCGTTTCTGCAACTCGTCCCTCAACATCTTCACGATCTGATAAGAACGGGGCACCGCTGAGTTGGTGGCATCGTCCAAGAGGGGAATAAAATCTTTTAATTCACATACATATTGCCCTGACTGGTCATATCCGACTAAACCAGTATATAAAATACACCTATCACCACCATTACTAAAAGCAGGGTCAAGACCTGCACAGGCTACAGGAGTTCCCTTCCATGCAACAGAACCCATTGAGCCTGAACGTGCTATGCCAGTTTCAGTGTATATTGTTTCTTCTTCGTCTGATTCAAAAAAGACTGCCGACACCATTCGTTTGTAGCCCCTACTATCAGGGCCCAGTAATTCTCTGTCTTCTGCTAGTTTTTCTTCTGTAGGGAGCCACGGATATATATTTTCTCCCGCTAAGATGTTAGGAGACCTCTCTCCATCAAGCCTTAAATAATGTCCTCCATATTTTGTTTTCCACTCATCTGCATCATTGTCTACAGAGTCCCAACCTTTTTCAGGCTGTGACCACACCCCAAAAGCATCATATCTAGATGCAGGGTTACTCATGCCAATTAGCTGAAATCGTGGGTTTTTAGACAGGTTAGTTAGACCCGCTTGCAAAATACTCTCACTAAGTTCACTAAGCTCGTCTGCAATAACTACGACATTTTTCTGCTTTATTCCGATAAACTTACCAACCGCTGTCTTTTCTTTACTTTTTTCGCAAGCTATCAAACTTAGGCCTGCTTTCTCTATCAGAGTCCCTTTTTCGTTTATATAAGCAACATTACCTATTGAATCCCGTATCCTGAACGGTGCACCATTTATGACGTTTAGTAAGCTGATCACTGAACCCCATATCCTTTTTCGTGCTTCACGTAAAGTGGTAGATGTTAAAAGAACCAGTGTATCTCTTGGGGCAGCTAACCAACAGATAATAGCGTATGCAGCCATAGTATGTGATTTTCCACTAGAAGCAGCACCTCCTATTGCTAAGTATTTATTTTTTAGGGCAGCCTTAATCATCGTCGTTGCCCACGGGTGCCTTACCATTAATTTTTCGGGCAGGTCATCGTTGTTCCAGAGGATGTCACATATTCTCCAAAAATAATATTCTCTTGCCCGAATGCTGGAGTGGTGAGCAAAACCAAACAATAAAGCTGTTAATGTGTTAGTAGCAGGTATTTCTAAATTACCTACAATGATTTTTTGTTTTTTAGAGTCTAAGTATGGCTCAAGTTTATTTGTTTTACTCATATAAAATTGAAGATTTCTAATAAATTTAGTATATATTAAGTAACTTGTCTAAGGGTACAAAAAAATCAAAG